TCGAAGGGTCACGAGTATTCCGGCACGAATCTGATCGTCAACAAGAACAATCAGCGCATCTGTCGCGAGTGTCGGCGTCAGGCGAACCGGGACCACTACCTGCGCAATGCAGAGAGCATGCGCTCGAAGTCCAGGGCTTACCACGCAGAGCACCGCGCAGAGCGGAATGAGAAATCACGCATGTACTACCACGCACACAAAACGGCCGAGGAGGCCGTGAAGGATTCAAATGGCTAACTACGACGTAGTTCAAAACGCGGCCGTCATTCGCAACGACTCGCTTCCGGCGACGGGTGCAGAGGGTACGATCGGCCAGCTCCGCGCGAGCACCTACGGTGAGCTCGTCACCACGAGTCTCTACGGCTCGCGGATGAAGGTCCTCGCCGACGAGGGCTCGTTCTTCACGGCAGTCAACCCGACCGCTGGTACCGGCATCATCGACACGGCGGCCCTCACGGGCTTCGTGACCACGACCCCGACGATGGTCGTGGTCAACAGCAACTCGACGGGCGGCAAGTCGCTGTACCTCGAGTCGCTGCGCCTCAACGTGACGGCGGCCGGCACATCGGGAACCAACTGGTCCTGGGCGATGTACGTCGACACGGGCAACCGCTACTCGAGCGGCGGATCGCAGATCACCCCGAACAACATCAACATGCTCGCGTCGAACTCGACCGGCGCGCTGGTGTACTTCGGTGCAATCACCGCGACCGCGGCGAACAGCCAGCGGAAGATTGCGGCCTCTCCGGGTCGCACGGTCATCAAGGTCGTCGGCGACGAGTACCGGTGGACGTTCGGCGATTCCTCGCCGGCCCCCGTCGGTATGCCGATGGAAGGCACGCTGCAGATTCAGCGCCACTTCCATGCGCCTCCGGTCGTGATCCCGCCCGGCTGCTCGTTCTGCTTCTACGAGTGGGGCGCGTCGCAGGGCACCGCTGCCGGCTTCGAGTTCCAACTCAACTACTTCGAGCGCTGAGGAGGGACCATGTCTCTGGAAGAGTATCCACTTCGGTCATCGGTCCCCGAGACCTACGACCACTTCGTCAAGTTCGTGGGCGGTTCAAGTACTGTCACCGCCGTCGAGGCGCGTGGCGTCACTGTCACCTACGTCTCGACGGGCGTGGTTGACCTGGTCTGGAAGGAGAACCCGGGCGCCTATCTTGGCCCCGTTGGTCACAACTTCGAGGCCACCACGCAGAGCGCGCTCAAGGGCTACACCGTGGTCCCGGGCGTGTTCAACACGACCACCTTCACCCTTCGCCTGAACATCACGAACGCGAGCGACGCACTGACGGACCTAGCGGCCCTTCAGTGGCTGTCCATCACGCTCAAGTTCAAGCGCGCTGGCTCGACGGTGTAACCCATGCCCCGTCGCTTCACGATGGCAACGCTTGTCGACCGCTGCCGTAAGCGGTGTGACAAGAACGGAGACGAGTCGCTCAGCGATTCGGATCTGAAGACGTTGATATCGGAGGTGTACGGGGAACTGTATTCCACGGTCGCCGAGACGGGTCACAGGTACTTCGAGACCTCGTCCACGATCACGACGACCGGTGCCGCGTCGTACAGCGAGCCGTCCGACCACCTCGGAACGGTTCGCGTTGAACGCGTCACGAACACGACGACGGGGGAGACCTCGCCGCTGCGTGAAGTCGGGCCACAGGAACAATGCTACTGGAACGGATCCACGGGCACAGCGCGCGTGTTCGCGTTGGTGGACGACCAGTTGTACCTGTACCCGAAGCCCGCCAGCGGCGAGACGTACCACATCCTCTACATCCCCCAGCCGCCTGACCTGTCGACGTATGCGGATGCCGACGTCGTCGATGTGGTTAGCCCGGCCGGGGAATCGTTTCTCATCTGGGGCGTCGCAGCCATCGCCAAGGGACAGACCGAAGGCGATGTGAACCTGGCGCTCCAGCAGAAGGAGAAGGCTCGCGAGCTCGTGCTCGAGTGGGCTGTTCTTCGCTCGTTCCAGGTCGGTATCCCTCGCGAGATTGCCAACGCAGACGAGTGGTCGGATTACGTCGGCGCTGACCGCGACCCGGCCGGATGGTGGAACCGGTGAGCAGCAAGCCGCTCGACATCCGACTCGATGACCACAAGTCGGAGCAGGTTCGCCGCAGCCACCATGATGCCATCGTGGAGCAGCAGGGCCTACCGTTCTCGTCAGCGCGGGTCATCTCCGATGTCTCGCTCGCTGATGGCGTCGTGACGCCTGTCTCTCATGGTCTCGGTCGCCTGCCGCTGTGGGTGCGCGAGTCGTGCGTGCGTGGCGCCGCATCGACCGGACGTATCGAAGAGGTCCGCGATGGCTCGGTAGACCGCAGGAAGCAGATAGCGCTCAAGGCCACCGGATGGGGCGCAACGGTGACCGTTGACGTGGTGGTCCTATGAGCCTCCGCGGCAACTCCATCACAATCCCGTTTTCGTCGGGCCTTCTGCAGAAGGGTGACAAGCGGCTCCAGAATCCGCCCGCACTGGATAAGTGCGTCGACGCCGAGTTTGACGACGTCGGTGGCCTGCGCACACGGAAGCCATACGCCGCGCTCGGCGTCAGCATTCTCGGTGGCGGCACGCTGAGCAACATCCGCAAGATTGTCCCGAACGGCGACGAGCTGCTCTGCTTCACCGATACGGGGCTCTACTCGTGGGACGCGTCCGGTTCGGCGTGGGTCAGCAAGGCCACGCATCTCGCATGCGCAGTCGATGAAACGCCGGTCGTTGTCGACACGAGCGACCAGTACGACGCCGACATGGCGGTGAGCGGGAACCTCGTGTTTTACACGTGGTACAGCGCGCTGAACGGTGGCGTGTACCTCTCCGTCGTCGACAGTACGACCAGAGCGGTTGTCGTGTCGCCGTTCCTCTTCACCGGCATCGCGACATTGCCTCGTCTCACCGCGGTGTCCAACAAGATCCTGCTGACCTATGTGATTGCAGGTGCCGTGTCGTGCTGGGCCATCGATCCGGCCACCCCGACTCAGACGGCCATCGTCTCGTCGCCGGCTGTCAACCTCGCATCGGGGCACACCGCGACCGGCTACGACATCAAGCTCTGCCCGGATGGAGCCACGGCCATCTTTGCTGCGAAGCTCAATCCGACGACGTCATATCTCGTCGGAACCGTCACCTCTGCGTTGACGGTGACATCGTCGGTCAAGGCGCGCACGTGTGATGGCGTCATCGCCTGCGCAGTCTCACCGGATAGCGCAAAGGCCCAGGTCGTTCGCACGGCGAGCAGCGCGACTAAGGGTGACCTGTTGACGTACCCGGCACTGGCCGACTCGACAGTCGACCAGGCGCTTTGGGCGAGTGTCGGCACATCGCTCGCGATTGGATACAAGTCGACGACGGTCAGCGGCTTCTACCGCTGCTACATGTTCTTCGACAACAAAATCGCGTGGGCGAACACCGACGGCTCCATCGCGGCGGCAGGGACGCTCAACTTCGTTCTGAACGTTGCCTCGCAGCCGTTCGACCGCAACGGCACGGTCTACGTGTGGGCGGTCTTCAACAAGGCGAATCGCGTCAGCCTGAGTGCGGCGCAACCGTCTGGTCTGCAGAACGCGTACTACCTCATCGACACGAGCGGGACGCTTCACGCCAAGGCGGCCTACGACATCGCCAGCGGCAATGACTCGCGGCCAAACAGCGTCGTATCGCTTGGCGGCGGACATTATGCGTGGTGTACGTCCATCAATCGCCTGATTGCAGTGGCGACGGATTCACGTGGCTATGCGCAGCGCACCCCGCGCCGCATTGACGTCACGTTCGATGACAACCGGGCACGGCGTTGCCTTCGTCTCGGCCGTACGCTCTACATCGCTGGCGGTGAGATTCGTCAGTACGACGGCGTCGGGCTCTACGAGGTCGGGTTCCATGTCGCGCCGTGGGACTTCCTCGGGGCGTTCGCTGGCTCTGGCGGAAGCGTCGATGCCGGAACGCACGCATTCAAGGCCACGCTTCGCTGGGAGAACGCACAGGGCGAGATCGAGCGCTCCACAACGACGTGCGTTGGAACCGGAACAGCCGCAGCGAACGACAAGCTTCAGTTTCTTGTCATCTACACGTCGACCGCGACGCACAAGGGTGGCGCCCCGGCCGTCGAGGTCTGGCGCACGCTCACGAACCCGACCGCGGATAGCCCGTTCTACCTCGTTACGAGCAAGGACCCGGCGAACGCCACCAACCCGAACCGGTACCTTTTCAACGATCAGAGCGGCTCTTCTGCGGCCCTCGACGACACGCTCTCGGACGCTTCGCTATCGACCAAGGAGAACAACCCTGAAAACGGTTCCGTTCTTGAGAATCTCGCACCGCCACCGGCCACGGTCATCGCAGCCGACCAGCAGCGGGTTTACCTCGCAGGGATTGCGGGCGCTCCCAATGTCGTCTGGTACTCGAAGCAGCGCGCCGAAGGTGAAGTCGCAGCCTTCAACGACGCGCTCGCCGTCCAACTCCCCGCGACCGGTGGCGACATCACGGCGCTCGCGTTCCTCAATGAAACGCTGATTGTCTTCAAGGAGACCGCGATTTACGCGCTCCCCGGAGACGGCTACGACAACACGGGCGGCGGAAACAACTTCGGACCGCCGCGACTTATCTCGAGCGAGGTCGGTGCGGTGTCGGCCGAGTCGGTCGCGCTCACGGACATCGGGCTCGTATTCAAGTCGGACAAGGGCTGGTACGAGCTCGACCGCGGCTGGCAGTGTCAATACGTCGGCGGCCCGGTCACCGACTACGACGGAGAGTCCGGGCTGGCCGTTGACGTCATTCCGGTGCAGCACCAGGTCCGCATTCCGACCAGCGCTCGCATGCTGGTGTGGGACACGCTCGTCAACCAGTGGGGCGAGTGGACGGTATCCGGTGCCGTCTCGAGCTGCATCTGGAACGGCGTGCACGTCTACGCGACTAGCAGCGCCATCTACCAGCAGCGCTCGGACTTCACGGGTGTCAACTACGGGATGGACGTCGAGACGGCGTGGGTGAAGCCCGCCGAGGCGGTTGGCCAGTGCCGTGTCCAGTGGCTTATGCCGCTCGGCGAGTACAGGTCTGCGTGCAGCCTCCGGATCCGCATCGGCCGCAACTACCGGCAGGACGGCGCTGGCGAGTGGGAGTACTTCGACGACAAGTTCCGCTCCCCGGCAACGGTGGCTGGCGGCCCGCTGCAGGTCCGCATCGGCCCTTCGATTCCGTGGATGGAGGCCATCAAGGTCCGCCTCACGGCCGTCAACGTCGCAGAGGACGGCACTGCTCCGACCGGCGAGGCGTTGAAGCTGTCCGCCGTCGGTCTCGAGTTTGGAATTCAACCCGGCCTCTTCAAGCGCCTGGCAGCGGCGCAGAAGCAATGAGGTAGCCATGTCTTGGACCGATTACGTCCCCAGTGTTCCGTTCCAGCTCGGCAAGTCCATCTACGAGGACTCGCAGAATCAGAACGCGCAGAACAACCAGCGCGACCAGGCCCGGGGACAGCTTGCCGGCATCGGCCAGAACGCGCAGACGTTCTCGAGCGCGCTGCAGTCGAACTACGGAGTCGGAACCCGGAACATCGGCCAGGACCGCGGATTCCTGCAGGCGCTCGCGAGTGGCCAGCACAGCATCGCGGGCGAGCAGCTTCGCCAGGGCATGCAGCAGGGTCTCGCGGCACAGCAGTCGATGGCTGCGGGCGCGAATCCGGCGAACCAAGCGATGGCGGCCCGCAATGCGGCGATGAACATGAACCGCCTCTCCTACGGGCTCAGCGGTCAGCAAGCGCTGGCTGGCCTCCAGGAGCGTCAGCAGGCGCAGCAGCAGCTCGCCCAGTTGGACCTCAATGCTCGTGGCCAGGACATGCAGGGTGCGCTCGGCTCGCAGCAGAACGCAACCGAAGCCTACAAGGGCATCCTCGGCGCCGCCCCCAACCGGACCTTCTGGGACCAGTACGGGCAGGCCATCACGGGCGGGCTCGGTTCAGCAGCGGCGATGTCCGACGAGCGGCTCAAGAAGGATGTAAAGGACGCCGACGACCACGCGAACAAGGCGATGGATGGCATGAAGGCGTACCTCTATCGCTACAAGGACGAGAAGTACGGCAAGGGTCAGCAGTTCGGCATCATGGCGCAGGCGCTCGAGAAGAGCGGCCTGGGTCACGCGGTCATCGAGACCCCGGTCGGCAAGGCGGTCGACGGCGCGAAGTTGTCGACGGCGAATACGGCGATGCTGGCGGCTCTCGCCAAGCGCGTCAACAAGCTCGAGGGGAAGGGCGAGTAGCCAGTGGCGCTCACCGATGACGACATGACGGGCGCGCCGGGCATGCAGCCGGTTGACCCGTACGTGTGGCCACCGCCCGAGTGGTTGCAGCAGCAGCCGGTCACCGCGCCAGACATCTCGGGCGTGCCACCGGCGCCGCCGATTCCGCCGCCCCCGATGCCCGAACCGACGAATGGGAATCGCCGGAAACACATGATCGGCGAGACCGGACCGCTCGCTACCGATGAGGTCCCAGCCGGCGCCATTGCGCCGCCGCTCCCCGACGTCAACCCGATGTCGGACAACGATCCGCGTCTGGACATGACGCCGGAGGAACTCGCGGCGAAGAAGGCTCCGCCCAACCTCGGCGAGTTCGAGACGGACTTCGTCGGCAAGCCTGCTCCGCTGCCGTCGTTCGACATCGCGAAGGCGGGACAGCAGGCATCGGCGGATTACGGCAAGATCACCGAGTCCCAGCAGGACGAGGTCCAAGTCCGTCAGGCCCAGGATGCGATGGGCGCTGTCACGCCCGGCGATAAGGAACTCGTTCGGCAGGGCTACTTTGGCGTCAAGCAGCAGGACAAGCAGCGCGCCGACATGGCCAAGCTCGTCCAGGACGACCTACAGCGCCAGCAGGACGCCTATGCGTCGTTCCAGAAGGCGCAGGTCCAGGCCCAGCAGGACCTCGCTGAAATCGACCAGCAGGCGAAGCAGATTGGCCAGCTCAACCCGAACCACTACGCGGCGACGACGGGGACCGGTCAGAAGATTCTCGGTGTGCTTGCCGCAATCACGGGCGGTATGGCAGCGAGCTCGCCGTACGGCAACGGCAAGAACGTTGGCCTCGACATGCTCAACCAGGCCATCGAGCGCGACACCGAGGCGCAAAAGTACAACATCAACGCCCGCATCCAGCAGCTCGGCATGGCGCGCAACAGCGTCACCGAGCGGATGAACCTCGCGACGGAGGCGTACAAGTCCGAGGAGATTCACCGGCAGGCGTTGTTCCAGTCGGCGGTTAACAAACTGCAGACGGACCAGCAGAACTACGACCCGCGTGGCTCGCAGTACGCCCGCATTGGCGGCTACATCCAGCAGATTCAGGCGCAGCGTCAGGCGTCGGCAATTGAGGCTGGAACGAAGCTGGCGAAGATGCGACTCGACGCGGCGAACGCCGGCAAGGCCGAGGCAGAGACCGCGCAGATTTACTCGAAGATGGCGGGCATTGGCCAAGGCGCGGCAGGTGGCGCGACCAACCCGCACTACACGGTGGCCACTGGCCTCTTTGACCCGTTCACCAAGCAGCCCATCTTCGCCAAGACGAAGCTCAAGGACGAGAAGGGACTCCAGGAGGAACTCAAGACCTACCGCGACGAGCAGCGCGCATGGCAGCAACTCCGGGCCATCGCGAAGAAGATGGACGGGCACAAGAGCGCCAGCGGCCAAATCTCGGAGCGGTTCAAGTCGACCGACGAGAAGGAGTACGAACGCGCTCGTGCGGCCCTGCTCACCGTCAAGATTCGCGCCCTTGGCGAGCGTCCGACCGAGCAGGCCATCAAGAACCAGGAGTCGCTCGTCCCGGATCTGCAGAAGGCGCTCGGCCAGGCCGACACGGTCAAGATGCTCGAGGATGCGCAGCAGGAGAACGACGCGCAGTTCGCCGGCCACCTGAACATCCTCGGCGTCGATGGCGATACGGTCATCGGCAACGCCCAGCGGCATCGGGCAGACGCGCCGGAGCCGAAGGTCGAGGACGAGGTCACGTCGGCCAATGAGGCTGTCCAGCGAGCGCAGACGCCCGCTGAGAAGCGCGATGCATTGCGGGCTGTCCACGATGCGCAGGACCGAGCAGCCGTCGACCTGCAGCGCAAGGAGCAGGAGAACGCCGCTCTCGAAACGGCGAAGACGCTGACTCCGGTGCCTCTACTCGGCAGCCCGGTGAAGGGCGCACCAGCCGACGAGGCGGTGTTCAAGTCACTCGACGACGCCCGCGACACCTACAACCAGCGGCTCGCGAAGTACCACGCCGCGCTGACTGCCAAGAAACCGTCGCAGGACGACATCAAGGCTGCCGCTGTGGACGTCGTGAAGGCGAAGCAGGCGCTCGAAGCCATCGAGGCTGATGCCCACCAGCAACTCAACCAATGGGGCCGTCCGCACGGAGCCATCGACACCTCGTTCCCCCATCAGTAACCCATGGGCAAGCTCGTCAACAAAGCCACCGGTCAGCGCGAACTCGTCAACGACGAGGATATTCCGCGTCTGCTTGCTACCGGGAAGTACGAGGACCCGGGTGTTGTCGCTGTACACCAGTACGGCGAGGACACCTATGCGACGCCGGATGTGGCAGCCGAGGAGTCGGCGTTCAATCCGATCACCACGAATGCGCAGGTAGCACTCACCCGTGGCCACGAGGCACGCGAGAAGTCGCACAGCGGCATCGTTGCCGGGACGAAAGCGCTCGTCGGCGGTGCGGCTGACACGGCATCGTTCGGCATCCTCAATCCGTTCGAGGAGGACCAGGAGTTCAACAAGCTACCGACGCTCGCCGGCAACCTGGTCGGACTTGTTGCGCCCGATGCCATTGGCGCGGGTGCGGCTCGGTTTGCTGCCAGCCCCCTCGAAGTGGAGCGCGCCGGTTCTGCCCTGTCGTCCAAGTTCCTGTTCGGTGGCGAGGTTGGAGCCGAGGCGAACAGCGCAGCCAAGGTCGCCGAGAAGGGGCTTGTTCGCGCTGGCAAGGCGGTCGACGAGACCAATGCGACGATCATGGCCGCGCCCGATGTCGCCAGCATGGACATCAAGGGGCTCAATTCGGCGCATGACGAGGAACTCGCCCGGCTCGATGCAGAGCATCTGGCATCGCGGCAGGCGTCCAAGTCGCAGGTTGTCCAGGACCTCACGGCGTATCGCCAGCAGGTAAAGGACGTGAACCCGTGGCTCGCCATCAGCAGCGGCGAGGAGTCGGCCCAGCTCACCGGGGCCAACAAGTCGATTCGCCGCTTGCTCAACGCACCGGAGGCGCTTGCCGAGAGCCCGCGTTCTCTGCTGGTCCCGCTCGAGACGGAGGGCAGGGCACTGGAGAGCGCCATTGGTCGCCGGGCGGAGATTCTCGCCGAGCAGGAAGCGGCGAACGCGAAGATTGCAAAGGACCTCGAGGCGACGCTCGCCGACGGCAAGGCGGCAGCGGAACCCATCGAACTATCCGGCAAGGCTGCCCGCCGTTACGCGTCGTTCGCTGATGTGAAGCTTGGCAAGGGCGCCACGGTCTCGGTTGGCCGCGACGAAGCCCAAGGCTTTCTCGATGCCCTCAAGGGCGGCGAGATTGCTGGCGACAGTCGCAAGGCCCTCGACGAGTTGCCGAAGCTGCTGGAGCAGAACAAGGCGCTTCGCGAGCAGGTCAAGTCGGCCATCGCGCCGCGTATCGCCAAGGCGGAACTCACCTCCGAGCGCCTCGCTGCCATCAAGAGCGCGAAGGAGGCGCTCATGGTCCCCGCCAAGCCGAAGTCGCTCATGGAGGACATGCTCGGCGGCACCATCATGGGGCACGTCTCGGCGGCGCTATCCGGGATGCCCATCATCGGCCCGGCCATCGGCGCCAAGGCCGGACGGCTCGCCTCGGACTTCGTGTTCGGCCGTCTGGGCAAGGCAACCGCCGAGCTCGGAGCGCGCAGCCAAAAGGCCGTCGAGTCGTTCCTCAGCGTGGCCAAGAACGTCCGTGCTGCCCCGGTGCTGGCGACTCGCGTGCTCTCCAAGGCGGCATTCGGGCCGAGCGAACCCGATGCACCGAAGCCCCGTGGACTCGTCGCGAACTACAAGCAGCGCGCCGCAGAAATCAAGTCGCAGACCATGTACGACGCGACCGGAACTCCGGTCATGCGGCCCGAGGCGCGGCAGGCGGTCAACGACCGACTCTCGGCCATCCGGGCGCACGACCCGATGCTGTCCGACCAGATCGAGACCATCGCGGCTCGTCGCATCGAGTTCCTGTCCTCCAAGCTTCCCCGCAAGCCCGACCTCCCCGGCGTGCTCTCGGGCCCCGACCGCTGGCAGCCGAGCGACATGGAGATGCGGACATTCGCCCGCTACGTGGCTGCCGTCGAGGACCCCGGCGGTGTTGAGGAGCGGCTCGCGGCTGGCACCGTCACCCCCGAGGACGCCGAGGCGTACCGCACGGTCTATCCGGAGCGGTTCGCGGCGCTCCAGACCCAGATCCTCCAGTCGCTGCCGACGCTCAAGAAGACGTTGCCGTATCAACGACGGCTGTCGTTCTCCATCTTCACGGGCGTCCCGGTCGACCCGTCGATGGCACCAAACATCGTCGCCGCTCTGCAGTCGCAGTTCGAGCAGGAGCCGGGCAGCGAGGGCGGCATGCAGGCGCCCAAGGCACAGCCGCAGTTCGGCTCCGTCAAGAAGTCTCTCGAGGAACCAACCCCCGCACAGCACCGAGCCCAGTAGGAGACAGTCATGGATTACAACAGCGCAAACTCAGGCGACCTCAGCGCCATCGACACCGCAGACGGATCGTCAGTCGCGTTCGCGCAGTCCAAGACCGAGACGGGCTCGGGCTGCACGCTGACCACGGGACACACCTACGTGTTCGTCCTCGGAAGTGTGCTTGCCCCGGTGCCGTCGCAGGCGTCGCTGGTGAGCGTGCAGCTCTACTGGGCGGCAGCCGTTGCGGGAACCATCACGGTCGAGACCTGCAACTTTCCGAAGTACGGCGGCACCGGCGACCCACGCACCGGCCAGGTTGACGTCTCGGACTACACGACCACCTCGGGTCTCTGGCAGCAGCAGAACCCGAGCACGGCCTATGTCCCAGTGTCCGGAACCGGCAACTCCGTTTCCAGCATGACCGTGACCGCGGGCGGCACAAATGCCGGCGGATGCGAGTTCGACCTTGGCAACCTCGGCGCTCGCCGTGTCCGCATCAAGGTTGTCGCGACCACGGGAGGTCTCGTCCGCTGCAACGTCCACGGCAAGGCCGCACGGTAATGATCGGCGTCCGCGCAGGAATCAGCGCAGGAGAGAGGGCGGGTATCGCCGTCGGCGTCAGCAATGACGAAATCGGCGCGTCCGGCAAGGTCCTCGTCGCCATCATCGGCCAGTCCAACGCGCAGGGCGTCGGCGACGTCACCGGCCTCTCCGCGGGCAACTCTGTCTACAACGGCCCGTACTCGGCCGTGCAGTTCATGGCGAAGCTCGGCGACAACACCGACCCGCCGGCGACGCAGCTCAACGTGGGCCCGGTCGCGGTGCAGCCTGAGTTCTGGCAGTCGCTCACCCGCATGGGCATCGAGATGTCGCTCATGCGCGAACTCGACCGCGCCATCCCGAACCAGTGGGCGTGCGGGAAGTTCGCCAACGGGTCGACGTCTCTCTTCACGAACTGGAAGGCCAACGGCACCTACCCGACGAGCCAGACCAACCTCGCCAACCAGGCGTTTCAGTACCTGCAGTCGGCGATGGCGACGCTCGGGTGTTCGCGCATCGTGTTCATCTGGATCCAGGGCGAGGCCGATGCAGGGTCGTCGACCTCGGCGAACGCCTACTCGGCAAACCTGGCTGCCCTCGTCACGCTGTCCCGGACCTACTTCCCGGCCGCCCCGTGGATTGTCGGCAAGCTGAACTCAGATTTCGTCAACGCCGCTGCGTCTGCCGGTGCGTTCACCACGACGGTGCAGGCACAGGAGGCCAGCTACGTCGGCGGCGATGCCAACTCGCAGCTCGTCGACATGGACTCGGTCCTCCCCGGTGCCGACCACACGCACTACACGGCGGACGGCTACGTCTCCCTCGGCTTCCTCTACGCGCCAAAGGTGATGACCGCGCTCGGGCTCAAGGGTCGCCCGCAAGCATCGTTCTCGACGTCCATCACGACGCTTACCGTCACGTTCACCGACACGAGCATCGACCGGTATTCGACCATCAGCTCGTGGCTGTGGAACTTCGGCGACGGCAATACCTCGACTTCGCAGAACCCGGTCCATGCATTCGCGGCTGGTGGTACGTACTCCGTCTCGCTCACGGTCACCGACGGTAACGGCCAGAGCGACACGACGACCTCAAACGTCACAGTGACCGCCTCGGCGTGGACCTCGGATGCCACGAGTGGCGTCGCCATCCCGCAGTCGCTCACCGAGTGGAACGCCCTGCTCACGTCCATCAGTGACGCGGCGGGCGGCCCCGCGGAGCTGCACCTCTGCCAAGAGGCCAGCGGCAACCTCGCCGACTCCATCGGGGCGTTCACGCAGACCGCGAGTGGCACTGGCATCACCTACGGCAACACGGTCCCGGGCTGGGCGATGAAGTTCCTTGGCTTCACCGACGCTGGCACGGGCGCATTCGCCACGACGAGCGCCAGTCTGACCGACCTATCGACGGCCGACGAGCTGGTCATCGGCTACTACCTCATCAACACGCCCGCTCTTCGGTCGATCGTGTCACTCGGCACGCCGACCGGCTCGCGCGTCGCACTCGAGCAGCGCAGCGCCAGCAACCTCATGGTCCTCCAGGACGGCGCGACGGCGAACAACTCGACGCTTTCGCCGTACAAGTCGACGGTTCAGGCGCTCGTTCTCCAGTACAGCGCCACCAACTCCGCCGCTACGTACTACTCGGTCGACGAGAAGCTATCGGCGGGCGTGTTCGCGGCCGGCGCGGGTAAGCGCTTCGGTATCGGCAACTTCGGCCGCACCTCGCCAACGATGAACGTCGGCTACCTCGTGCGCTTCACGGGCGCGGCGGCTCGTCGGTCCAGCGCCCAAATCAAGGCCATTCTCCAGGCGCTCAAGGTGCCCGGGTACGCGTCCATCGCGTGGAGCTAGGAGTCAACGATGTCGCATATGCCATCCATCCCCGCCGCTGCCGTCTACAACGTCAAGAGCTACGGCGCGTCTGGCGACGGTTCGACGGACGACACCATTGCGCTCCAGCGGGCGCTCGATGCGGCCGGTGCGAATGTCGGCAGCGTGGTGCTCGTTCCTGAGTCGGCCAACCCATACATGTTCAGCAACCTGAAGATCCCGGCGTACACGACGCTGGCGGGTGCGCACATGTGGAAGACGTCGCTCAAGCGCATCCCCGGCTCGACGGGAACGGCTATCCGCGAGAAGACGGTCGCCGAGGGCAACTCGGTCGGTGCGACGGGCATCTGGGTGCAGGACATCAGCGTCGATGGCAACAGCACGACCGGCGACGGCATCAACCTCGGCAACCAGACGGCGAACTATCAGCTGAGCACGTTCGCAGGTATGTCCCGGGTCTCGGCGTTCAACTTCACGAGCGGCGCCGGGATGAACATCAACTCGAACGCCTCGTCGTTCTACTACCTGTGGGCGAACCAGAACCAGGTTGGCATCAAGTTCTCGGGCGGCGGCGCCAACATGGTTCATTCGCTGTTCGCCGAGTTCAACACGCTCTACCAGGTGCAGCTCGTCGACAGCAGCAGTGCGTACTTCGGCATCCAGTGCGAGGTGTCGACGGAGTCAGGCACGAACGAGGCCATCCGCGTCGAGGGCTCGCAGAACATCCTGACCGGCGTCTACGTCTCCGCTGGCAACAACCGCGGCGTCATCGTAATGAACAAGTCGGGCGCCAACCGTAACCAGTATCGGCACGTGATGTTCACGTCGAACGGCCACACGTTCACGCATGTGGTGGAGCACGAGGCGTGGGGCGTCGGAACCGGCGCATCGGACACGATGATTCAGTCGTTCGTCATCGGCGAGGGAAACACGGCGGCCGAGTGGTACATCAACGGGTCCACGGGGCGCAGCGACAAGCGTCAGTCGGACGTCCTCGCCGTCGGAACCGGCATCGCGATGCGGACCAAGGCGGGAGCACCGGTCGATGGCGACTTCAATGGAGTCGTTGACGGCACGATGGCCATCGACACCACCAACAGCAAAATCTACGTCCGCATCGGCGGTGCATGGAAGGCCGTGACGGTGGCGTGATGGACTGGATTGACGCCGCCAAAGCCTTCGGACCGCTCGGCCTCGTCGTGCTTGCGCTGTACCTGCTCGCACGCGACTGGATGGCTCGTCACGAGCGCATCGAGATGCAGAAGCTGAAGGTCGAGGACAAGAAGGCCGACGCGTTCTCGACAGCGCTCATTTCGCTCGGCGGCAAGGTCGATGCGCACGCGACCCAGGACATCGCCTCGCACACCGAGATGGCCAAGGGCATGGCGCGCATCGAGGGCAAGCTCGACGGCGTCATGGACGAACGCGAACGGACGCCCATCGAGGGCATCCGGCGAGTTACCCCGGTTGAGGGTGTCCCCACGGGCTACTACAGCCACCGACCGGGCACAAAGGGCGGGCGATGACCGACCTCGAAGAGAACGTCTTCCTCCGCGAGCTGCTCAAGTCGCTAGCGTCGGCCATGCGCGAGCAGACCACGCTCCTACGCAACCAGTGCCAGTTGCTCACCACTCAGAACGAGGTGCTGTCGCGTTTGACGACGGTCCTCGACAGACTCTCACCGGCCGAAGAGGCCAGAAGGACAGGTTGATATGTGGACCACGATCAAGACGATGCTCGAAAGCAAGAAGGCGTTGACGGCGGCGGTTAGCGTCGTCGTGTGGCTGGGGGGGAAGCTCGGCCTCCACCTCAATGACGCCACGCTCCTCGGCGCTGTGACCCCGCTGTGGGCGTACATCCTCGCGCAGGGCGTTGCCGACCACGGCAAGGGTGCCGCGCAGGTCACCGCTGCAGCAGCCGCAGACACGAAGCCGGCCGCATGATTGGCATCGTCATCGCGATGGCCTCGCTCACCATCGCGGTGGCCGGGGCGCTGTTGACGTTGTCGCTCAAGTTGGGCAGCGCGAAGGATGACGCTCGCACACAGGCGGTCATCGCGACTGGCCTCACCGAGCAGAACAAGGCCAAGGACGCGCAGATTGCAACCCTGGCCACCGACCTCAAGACTGCAAACGCCCGCGTGGAGGCCCTCGATGCTGAGAATCAGAAGCTACGTGCTTCGATGCCTGTTGCCGGCAGCTTTGACCGGATGCTGCAAGAAGCCCGCTCCGGTGTCGCCGACGGTGGTGCAAGTGTACGAGTCGTGCCTGACCAAAGCGCCAACGCCAAGAGCGGCTCTGACGAGCTGCTTGACCCAGCCAAAGCTTGACCCCAAGGACTGCATCACGGCCTACGCGAACGACCTCGAGGCGTGGGCGGCGGAGGCGTGGGCGAAGTGCAAGGTGCAGCAGTGAACAACAAAGCCGCCCCGAAGGCGGGCGGCGAGCATGAACGGATAACGACGATGTCGGTCCGCGCGTGCACTTGGAGCCTAGCATGAACCCCCGCCCTTGCTCACCAGATGTTGCCGTCCTCCGTGCTCGCGAGCTCGTCGCATCCCCGGAGAACAAGCTCGCCGGGTACATGCTCGGCGATGGCGACTACCGGCCGGGCTGGCACTCACCATGGACCAAGCGCCACGGCATCCTCGGCGGTGACTGCCGGGTAGCGTTCCTGTGGTGCTACATGATTCCGGCCGACCGCGAGGGCTACAACCGAGGCTCGTGGTCAACGTGCTCGGACTGCGTGGCGTACAACTCGCTCATTGAGGACGGCGACCACGGGCATGACTTGGTGGTGACGGTCACCGACGCGCCGAGGGCAGGTGACATCATCGCCTACCCCACGATTCACCTCCCCGAGCACCCGCAGCCCTTCATCGGGCACGGCGCAATCGTTGTGGACGCGTCACGCTGGGACGGCCAGCACTTCGGCTCGCTCGATATCATGCAGGTGTGCGGAGGGCCGGGGAGGAAGCCTGCTGCGATTCTCGGCGACGGACATCACTTTGACGACCAGCGCAGGGATTGGCCGAAGCCTCAGCATAGGGCGAGGCTGCTACGGGTTGTGCCCTAAGCCCACCCACGGCGACGCTTGCGGGCCATCCGAACCCGACGAGCGACGCGCTTGCGGCGGCTCACCTGACCATCAAGGCCGAACGCGTCGGCAACCTCCTTGGCCGCCGTGACATCGGTCTGGCCGAACACAATGATTCGCTGGACTGTCACTTGCTACCTCGTGCGAGCAGTGCGCGGAGGGCGTCGATGCGCGGGTCATGCTGCTCCTTCATGACGGGCGTCGGCTCCCATTCGTCGGCGGTCTCCCAGCCGTCGAGAGCCTCGCCCAGCCCCTCCTCCAACTCTCGCACGCGGGCGATGAGGGATTCGTAGTCCGACGCCTGTACGAGCCTGCGAGCGTCGATCTCCTTCTCGTAGAAAGCGCGGGTAGCATCGAGTCGCGCGTTCTCTGCGCGAAGTCGCCGCACCTCGAAGGCAAGCGTGTTGGCGGCTACCCGTGGATCCGTGTCGGTATCGCCATCGGCGATTCGCAACGCATCATCGACTAGCAGGTCGCTCATAGCTTCTCCAGCGCGGCGAGGGCGTCCTGTAGCTCACGGGCTGGGCTGAATTCGTCTGCCTTGTAGCCGCGCCACTCGTGCTCGTTCCACTCCTTCGCCGCCCTCGCCACGCGCACGAGGGCGAGCACGACGTCGGGCGAGGCGGCGGCAATGAAGGCGGCGTCTTCGCGAAATCGCGGGCTGTTCGCGACCTGCATCGAGCAAATCCAGTCGAAGGCGTTCTCGTGGGCAACAGCAACCACGCCGGGATGGCCGACTTCGGTGCGGCTCTTCCACGGCCCCGGCGTCGCGGCCTTGGCCAGCGCTTCGATCCTATCGAGGTCCATCATCGCTCTCTCCTGTTGCTTCCTTTGCCGTGCCGACCTTCGCGCATCAGGATGTCAACCATCCTGATTGAGATGCCCATGGCCTCGGCAATCTTCGCTCGTTTCACGCCGGCATGTCTGAGCTCAAGAGCTCGGGCAATCATCGCCGGACGCTCCCTCTCGCTTTGTTTGTTCCGCTGCTGTTCAGAGGCCGTCGCCCAGCGAACATTCCCCGGCTCGTAGCCGCGGTCGTTGTCGATGCGATCGATGGAATACCCGTCGCCCGGCCTAGGGCCTACGTCTGCATAGAACGCCTCGAAGGAGTCCTGCCAGCGTTTGCAAACGGCGATGCCGCGGGCGCCGTAGTTTTTCCAGTATTGCTTCTTGCAGGCGCACCGAGCGCGCATCCCGCGCCATGACTTGTACTCGGGCGATTTCGTCATGTGGTGAGTGCCGATGGCCCTGTCGGCGCACGCACGACAAGGCGAACCCTTGCGGATGTGTTGCGCCTTGACGGTCCGCTCTGCTCCACATGAGCATCGCACCGTCCACAACTGCGCTCGGTCGCCGCTCCTCCCAGCTTCCGCGACCACGGTCACGTGGCCGATGGTCAGCCCGGGCGCGATGGCCTCGTGGTCGGGTCGGTTCACGGCGAGACTCCGCCCGAATCAACCATTTCGGTGTCCTCTAGGTGTCCCGCCGCATCGACCGCAAACGACGTAAGTACTTGAGGTGCCACCGTGGATCGAACACGGGAATGGTGGTTTTGCAGACGTCTGTACGTGTGCACCTGTTCAGTTAGCATGCAGTCCTTTCATCAGGTTGCGCTCGGTGGAGAACGCGCGGAGCAGCACGAATTCGCCGGAAGGTGTCCCGGAGGTGTCCTGTCACAGCGCCTTCGAGTGGTCCGCAATCTTGGTGTCGTCGCCATCGTCGCCTGCGTACTCGACGTGAACCCAGTCGATGAAGAGGCGGCCCGCGTTCGACGTTGCCCACGCCTTCCATTGCGCTCGCTGCTGCTCGCCCTTGTCAGAGTCGGCCCAGCCCTCCTTGCTGCCGTCGGGGACAATCAGGAACGTCACGTAGCCGTTCATCTCGCTCTTGACGAGCGGCGTGGTGATGAGGCCGATGCCGATGGCCTCCTTGCGGGCCTCGTCGGCGTGTTCCGACTTGAACGAGGTGACGATGATTGCGTCGTGCTTGATGTAGCCCATTGCTGCCTCCTTACGAAACGACCCCCAGGCTCCTGGCCACCGCTTGCGTGGCCGTCATCTTCTCGCGGTGCTCAATGAAGCTGTAGTGCTCCACCATCGCGTCGGTCGAGTGGCCCGTGATGCTCTTGAGGACCTCGCGACTCGTCTTCTGGCGGGCGAGGTTGTTGAACGTGCGGCGCAGGCCATGCGTGGTCACACGAGGCGCACCGGCAGCCTTGCACGCGTCGCTCAACACCCGGCGCAGCGGTGAGCCCTTGTGGAGCATACCCTTCCGCTCGCCCTGGGTGACCGGGAACACGAGCCGGGCGTCATGGCGCATCCACAACTCGCGTACCTCGGGCAGCACGGGGACGGTCCGGTACGACGAGTCGTTTTTGACCGTCGTCAGCGTGCCACGGTGATTGCCGTGCGTGATGGTGGCCTCGCCCGTCTTGGCGTTCACGTCGCTCCAGTGCAGCGCGCTCGCCTCGCCCCAGCGCAGGCCCGTCGTGACGATGAACAGCACCAGTCCGAGCCACTGCTCCGGGATGCGCTTGACGACCTCGACGAACTGCTCGGCGTTGAGGAGGTTGGGATTCTTCTTGGTGTAGCGCGAGACCTTCGGCGCCTTCACGCGGTCGCACCAGTACGTCTGCGCGTAGCCCTCGGCCACGGAGTCACGTGCCATCGTCCGCAGGCAGCGCAACTCGTTGAGGACCGTATAGCCCGCGGCATTCTTGGCGCGCTTGGTGATGTACTTGCGGACGTCGGCCGGCGAGATGGCATCCACGTAGATGTCGCCCAGCGCCGGGATGATGTGCGACAGGCTGTAGCCGTAACGGCGGGTGGTCCCAGCCTTAAGGCTTGGTTCCCGTTGCTCGAGCCAGGACGCGGCGTACTCGCTCAAGCGGATCCGACGAGGCGCGAGCCGGGTGGACTTCAACTCGGCGCGTAGCTCGTCGCGGGCGCGGCGTGCGTCGGCTCGCGTCCCGATTACCGTCAACTTGCGGTTGCGCTGGCGACCCGTCTTCGCCTCGATGCGCTTCACGCGGACTCGGAACTTGTTCTTCCCGAGTTGCTTGATTCCCTCGTCGCTGTTCATCCATGCGCTCCTGTCGAGTCTTGATCCATCCGTCGAGGGTCTCACGAAGAAATGCGTAGCCGCCCCGGTAGCCACGCCCATCCGGCTTGAGCTCGCCGCTGTAGACGAGGTGACGGATGCCAGCGCGAGACCGGAAGCCGAGATACCGGGCGGCCTGGTCCGTGTCGAACCAGCGGCGCTCGGGGAGGGCAGGGTACATCTCACCCTCCCCCGTGCTGCGCGGTCTCGCGTGTGACGTGCGGCCATGTCCACGGCTTGCCGCACCCCGGCCGCCACCATGAGGTCGCAAACGGAACGTGGGCGCCTGGACCAGCGTCGCACCCCATCTCGAACGAGGCGCACAGCGTTGCTGCCCAGGCGAGGCTGTGCGCGAGGTGCGCGAGTGCTGCGCCGCACTCCTTGGCGCACCACGCACAGTAACGGCGTCCTTCGGTTCGCCGCACGTAGTTGCACGAGCCGCAGTTGTTCCACATCGGACCCTGCCATGCGAGTTCCGCGTCGACACGGACGCATTCGGGGCACTCGGCGGTCCCGGTGCAAAGCTGGTTGTGGAAGATGTCTGGCATCTCACACCCCCGCATCAGCGACCGGCCTTGGTGAGACGGTCGAGGAGGGCGGCTGCTCTGGTGGCGAGCGGGTTGACGATGGCTTTCTTGCCGAACTTCTCGCGGACCTCGTTGATGCTGTGCTGGACGAGAGCCCACGCAAATTCCAATGCCTCGCGGTCCTCGTCGCTCAGGTCGGTGTCTCGACGCTCCTGGAGTTCGGAGAGTGCCGAGCGGATTTCGTCGTTCATCGGGCCAAGTAGGTTGACGCCCATGAATGCGAGCGCGTCGTTGATAGATGCAAGTCGTTCGTTCGTCAGTCTCTCGCTCACGGCTTCTCCTTCGCGCGGGCGTCAAGTACTTCTGCCGAGCAGCGCGCATTGATGACGTCTGCGGCGCCCTTGCGCATCATCTCAACGAGCTTCCCCGTCTTGATCTTGAGCGCTGCTTCGAGGATGCCGATGTCCGTTTCCAGCCACCGGATGGCCTCCCGGATGTCGTCGTCGCTGATGTTCTCCGCCGTCACCATCTATTCCCCCTTCGCGCGCGTCGAGGAGATGGCGTTGCGTAGCGCCTTGAGACAGCGCTCGCGGTTCTGAACCAGCGGTGTCGGCGCCAGCATGATGTCTCCGTAGATGATGAGGTGGTCCTCAGATTCGCCGAACGCCACCGCCGCCTCGTACACCTTCTCCACCCCCTCCAACCTCGCCTTGACCTGCGCGAGTTCGGAGATGGCGGAGTCGCGTTGATGAAGTGCTTCGGTGGTCAGCCTGTCGGCATGTGCGGCGCCAGCGCGTTCCTCATCGCGCTCCCTATCGACCTCGGCGAGCTTGGATTTGAGTTCCCCGATGTCACCGCGCAGAACACCGATGAGGTGGTCCTTGTCGTCACGTTCCTTGATCAGCTGCGAGACTTGCTCCTCCAGCGCCGCCACACGTGCGTGCGCTGCCGTAAGTTGCATCATTGCGGGCATCGACATCACTTGCCTCCCAGCCGCTGGCGAAGTTCACTGGCCGTCTCAGCGACATGCGCCGCGAATTGTTTGTGCGTCGCATCGTCAACGCGATATTGAGTCGAGCCAATCCAGCGCGACGCAGCCTCTAGCTCGCCACACGCCTCCCCCGCCAGCTTCTCCAGCTCGGCTACGCGAGCGGCGAGGCGGTCGCGGTCGGCGGCGATGTTGTCGATGTGCTCCCAGTAGTAGAGCGCGCTGTAGCAGCCGGCTCGGTTGAGCGCCTCGTTCGTCTTGGAGAGGATCTCGCCGAGTTGCTTGCGGTCGATCCGCGCCTCCTCCACCTCTGCCACCGCCGCCCGCAGCAATCCCGCCATTTCGTGAACGAAGCCACGGCCGTAAGCGACATGATGGCCGGCATCGGTGCACGATTCGACGAGCGCTAACGCCCTCCCCGGGTCGAAGGTGTCACTCATCGGCCCACCGACTTTCTGACGCGCTCCGATAGCGACTTGGTCAGCTTCGCCGCTTCCTTGAGCTGGCGAATCTCGGCATGCGCATTGGCCAGCGCCTCGACGAGTTTCGGCGCGAGGTTCAGGATGCGAGCGGTCGCCTCCATGCGTGCATCTCGCTCATTATCGTTTCGATCGTAGGCGTATGCGTCGGAGAGAACGACGCGCGTCTTCTTGTCGATCAGGTTGAGTCCGTGCTCGTAGTCTTCGTAGACGTCATATGGGCCAGCCGGAATCGCAGCGAGTGCGCCAACGACATCGGCGAGCAACTGGTCAGGCTCTTTACTCATCGGAGACCTCACGGGCGAGGGAGGAGATGCGGGCGTCGGCTTCGTTGCGCGAAATCGGCAACGTGTGCTCGACGTAGTGGCGCGCCAATTCACACGCCTCTCGCACCATCTCGCGAAGGCGGGCGTTTTCGGCGAGGAGGGCGGGTATAGCCTCATATGCCGAGGTGGCGAACCTGGCCTCGATTTCACGACGCCACCTCTCGCGGGTGGGTTTGGGGATTAGGGGCATGGGGTCACTCGCCTCGTGCCGCAGCCGCACGCTCTGACAGCCGGTCCGCAACGCTGTCCTTCTGCTCCTTGGCCTCCGTCGCCTCCACGTCGATGAAGTCGCGAATCTTCTCGGGCTCTCCAGCCTCGGCCAACTCGTCGGCCTTCATGGCGATGAAGAAGTCGTCACCGAGGGGCAGGCGCTTGGCGAGTCGGCGGATGGGCGCCTTGCGAAACATCTGGTCCTCCCACTGCTCGTAGGCCGGGCCATCCTTGCCGCCGCGAGTTGATGCTGCGTTCTTCCGAATCTTCTCGAGCTCGTCGCGGGGCATCACCTCGATGTCCATGGCACCGTTCTCGAGGTG